AGTCAACTATCCACACAAGCTATAACAGACTCTACAAGTACGGGGTCTTGGGCTTCTCAACTGCCTGTCGTGGCTCAATTTTTTGATTTTTTTGAAGTGTCGCGCCATGTCTCCCTTATTGTCGCCTGTATTATGGCGGGTGCGGCTCTTAAATTTGCTACTGCTTCAATGAAGGCATTAACCAACTCTCTTAAAGGTGTTGGTACTGGTGCAGGTGGTCGCTAATGTTATATTTAATAACAGGCGTACCGGGGGCAGGTAAAACTTCCTTTACCTTGGCTGAGTTTTTAGCCATAGAAAACAGGCCAAAATATGCCACGCCTGTAAACGGCTTAGACTATGCCAAGCACAATATAGAAAAAATAGATTCATTAGAAGAGTGGGTGCATCTTCCCGAGGGCTCGGTGATATTTTGTGATGAAGCGCAACAGTTCTTACGCCCAAAGCGTAAAGATGCTGTAAGCCCTGAATGGGTAACAGAATTTGAAACACATCGGCATAGAGGGCTAGATTTTTATTGCACTACTCAACATCCTATGTTTATTGATATTCACTTTAGGCGGTTGGTTGGTGAACATGTACATTATCACAGGGCGTATGGTTCTCGTTTAATTGCACAAAGAAAATGGCAGCGTTGCATTGACGACCCTAACGACTATCATGCTACGCAAGAAGCCGAAATAAAGCACTTAACACTCCCTAAACATATTTTTAGTGAATATAAATCGACTACGGTTGACACGCACAAATTCAAAGTGCCGCGTAAATTAGTTATAGCTTTTTCTGTATTACTTCTGCTTGGTGGTACTTCGGCTTATTTGGCTTCGGGGTTCTTGGGTAAGGCTGCTACTAATATTTTAAAATCTAAAGAAGAAACAACCAAGCAAGGTCAAGCCTCTCCTGTAGCTGCTCAAAATCAGAATCAAAATAACGGTCTTTATGGTGCATCACTAGCCAATGCAGAAAATAAACCTTTAACTATTGAAGATTTTACGCCTGTTTTGCCTACGATGCCTCACACTGCGCCATATTATAAAGACGTGGCTCAACCTGTTACCTTTCCGCGTTTTGCGGGCTGCATGCGCTCGTTTCATAAAACAAAACAGCAAGAAGTTTGTCGATGTGTCACTCAACAAGGTACAACTTTATCTGTACCACTCGACCAATGCGCCGCCGTGGTTGATGGTGACGGCATGCCTTTTGACCCGTTCCGCTCTGAGCAAATCGCTCATTCTTCGCCTGTTGAGCTTCAACCTGTTCCAGTTAAAGAAACTAAAGGGCGCGGCTAATTCTCCTTTGTCGCAAATGGTATTTATATAATAAGTATTACACGTTATGTAATATATAATCATAATATAAATTACATTCTTGCTTTGTTTTCACCATTTCGCAGTCGCTGAAAAAATGCGGCTCTAGTGAACGCGCCCTAGCGCGTGAACGTGTCGCGTTTTTGATGCGTTGCGTATGGTGAATCTAGGCTTTTATCATCGTCTCTTATAAGTAAACTTTAGAAGCTAGTGGAGCGATTCAACCCAACAGCCTTTTAATGTGCTTTGTTTTTGTTGTGGCCTTGCTATTAGCCATTCTCAACCAATGAATCCACCTAATATCAACCAAAAGACAAGCCCCTTGTGGGCTTGATGATAAACAAGGAGCGATAGCGACAACGCTCTATAAAACACTTGGAGCGGTTGCTTGCCAGTTTGAGCAAGTTGCAAGCCGTGCAACGTGCTTGTAAGCTTGTGATAACTGAGCAAGTAGGCCGCGCTTACTAACTCCGTTTTAATTCTGGTATTTGGTGGCTATTTACTCGCTGTAAATAGCAATGTATATTGCATTACCAACCGTAAAAATAGGCCGCAGGGTTGCTTAATCATGGCTAAGATGAAACAAATGACACCTTATAAGTTTAAAGCTCTTAAACTAAAACAAGATGTACAAAAAATATTAGGTTTTGATGAGCATGGGCAAGGCGCAGCCGCCCCAGTCGCGCAGGAACACCTTCCCGCGATGGGGCGCGCACGCCCCAAAAAACCACGCCTGCCCCACCAAAAATACGGGGTTGAGTCCCCCATTAATAACATGGGGGAAACTCTCGGTAGTGGCTCTACAAAAGCGCACGATATAGCGAAAATGCAGAATGTCGAACTGGTGATGTCTGACGGTCAAGTGAAGATAATGCCTACTCGTATTCCTGCCGTGGGTCATTGTGCGGTTATTGACTGGGTTAATTTGACCGTTCATCAGGACACATTTTTAGCAACATCAGGCAAGTGTTTATTTGATGCTCAAGATTACGTTATTGAAGCGTCTCGTCTTTGTCATAAAATTTTTGGTTTTGGTGTGACTGCCGAATACGGAAAAATTCTTAATTTTTATCGCAACTCTTGGGTTTTGGGTGATGGTTTTGGCTTTGTCTGTTATGGCGGCCAACGTGATACCTTAATGATTGTTTTGAATGGTTCGGGCTGTTTACACGCTGCTGAGGGTTGGGAGCGTAGGCTCTACCAGTTTTTAACCACTACGGCTAAACGCCCACAACTAACCCGTATTGACTTAGCACATGATGACTTCGAGTCTAAATTCATTACCCCTCAATGGGCTGAGGCTCAATGGATTGAAGGCAATATGTCCTTGTGTGCTAATGCTCCTAATATAGAAAAACGGGGTAACTGGCATCGGCCTAATGGTCGCGGACGCACTCTTTATATTGGCTCTCGTGAGTCGGGAAAATTTGCTCGTTTTTACGAAAAAGGCAAAAAAGAAGGTGATATAGAGAGTGCTTGGACTCGTGCCGAAATTGAGCTTAAAAGCTCTGATAGATTAATTCCGTTAGATATTTTATTAACGCCCTCCGATTACTTTTTGGGAACTTATCCCTGCTTAGCGTTTCTTAAAAGTGAAATAACTACGCCTGAACGAATCAAAGTTAAACAAAAAGCGGCTTCTATTACTTTTGAGCGTTCTATAGAGATAGTTAAGACTCAAATGGGACGTTATATCACTTTTTTACGCGGTCACTTTAATGATGATGACGTTCTGTTAGCCAAAATTTCACACCCTGACCGTGAATCAGTCCCTAAACGATTAAAACAAGCCTTAAAGGGTCTTAATACCTGCGGTGACTTTTTACACGAATTAGAACCTTTAAAACTTAGTGCATTAGCGGCCATGTCTAAACCTATTTTAGAAATAGATTGGTCGCTATTGAACGGACAGCCAACACTCAAGGGCGGTGAGTGGGTATCGGCTTATTAACGCCTATTTTTAACAGAGAGTACACATTATGCAATTTCAATCAAAAATCAAAGTTTTAGGCATGAAGTCTAATAAAGGCTCTATGGACAATGGCCAACAATACGATAGCACCAAGGTCTATGTAGAAACACCACTGGACGAAACAAAAGGCAATGCCAAAGGCTTCGCGGTTGCTGAATACACACTCGGCCTATCCAATGAGTTTGAAAAGTTCAAAGGTTTAGCTTTTCCTTTTGAAGCTACTGCCACTTTAGAAATAGTGACCACGGGCAAAATGCAAAAAACACAAATGACGGCTCTTGTGCCTGTTGCATCAGCTAAAGGGGCTTAGTCATGTTAACTCGGGTGATTATTTTGCAGGACTTAGAAAATATGCAGTTTCTAGCTCCTTCGCCCGATGGTGACGTGATGTTCACTCCTTTATTAACAGAAGCTGGTATGTTTTTAAGTGAAGAAGAAGCACAAGAAACGGCAGAAATGATGCACGTTGAGCAATTTCATTATTTTTGCTGTTATGTCGATGCTTCTGTGGTTCTGGAACGTAGGCAATAAATTATGGCTACTTCGTACTATCAATGTGCAGGAACTGTCTCTAACAATGTTTTGGGTGGTCTGAATTGTTCTACGGGGTGGCAAACGTACACCCCTCCAGCAACTCAATTTATTGAGTTTTCGGGGGAGTTGTTGACGGCTGCTGATGCTTCATCGTTGATAGCTGCCGTTATGGTCTTGGTTGCTCTTTGGGCAACTTTTAAAATTATCCTAAATACTATGGGGATTAAATTATGAAAATTGACTTAGTAAAGCCACTTACTGGCTCGGCTTTGTTGTTGGCTGCTGGTGCTTCTCAAGCGGCTATTGATGTATCTGCTGCTACTGGTGCTTTGGTCACTGACGGTACAAGCGCGATTAGTGCCGTTGGTTTGGCTTTGATTACCTTAGCAGGTATCGCGGTTGTTTTTAAATGGGTAAAAGCGGCGTTTTTCTAAGCTGTTTTTATCTGTTCTTGGGGGAGCAATCCCCCATTTATTTAAATGAGGTTAAAACTAAAAATGTCGGCTTTTTATCGTTTTTTGTTTAGTACATTTTTATTTTTAGCTTTGGGATTTTTTTGGGCTAGTTCTGCGATTGCCGCAACAACTTATTATTATTACACATCGTCTGCCAGTCCGACATCTGGCACTTGTGGACTAGACCCAACCCCATTTTGTGATTCTCATTTTGCTTATATAAATTCGTCTAATAATTTACAAAATGTTGGCTGTAAAACTCAATCTAATAGCCCTAATTATTATTATTTATTTTTAAAATCTAGAGGTACAACATATGTCAACGGTCAGCCTGTTACCGTTTGGAATGATGCTCCCTCTAAATTAATTGCCTCCCGTAATTCTAAAATTTGTCAAGATGGCGAAAAGTTTGAACTTATTGGCTGTACTGCTCAATGCGTTCCTGACCCTTGCAATGCTTTAAAAGACAACGAAGAGGCAGCCCTTGTAACTTGCGGTACTGCATCATGTCCCAATGGTTCACATTTTGAGGCTATCGGTAATACTCAAGGCTGCACTAATGGTGAGAAAACCTCTTTTGTTCCCACTCCTGCCCCTATAACTTCTATAAATGGTTGCTCTGCTCTTTTAAAATCGGGGCTTGCTGTTCCTACGTCTGCACAAATAAAATTATCTGAAACTGGCTCAAGCGCACAAGCTTATTGCTCGACAACGTATGTACATCAAGGCGTTAGCACTCCCCCCTTAGAATCTCCTCCCAATGATTTAGCTTCCTTGTCCTTTCTTGGTGTAACGCCAACAACTGAAAATGGGCAATGTCCTGACGGTACGGTTAAAGGTCAATTAAACAATCAATGGGTTTGTGTCCCTGATTCTCAAGCTGGCACGGGGTCGGGCTGTGGTACTGGCATGATTAAGGACAATTCGGGTACTTGTGTCCCCTTTTCTCAAGCTGGTACTGGTTCGGGTTCGGGTTCGGGTTCGGGCAGTGGAAGCGGTTCGGGTTCGGGTGGTAGTGGTTCGGGTTCGGGCGGTGGTGGTTCGGGTTCGGGCGGTGGTGGTTCGGGTTCGGGTGGCAGTGGTTCGGGTGGCAGTGGTTCGGGTGGCAGTGGTTCGGGCGGTGGTGGTTCTAACTGTAACGCTCAAACGGGTGTCGGTTGTTCCCCTACGGGTAATGGTACTTATTCGGGTTCTGTTGGTTGTGAAAATGCGCCTGCTTGTACTGGCGATGTTGTTCAATGCGGTTTAATACATCAGGAATGGCAAAGCGGCTGTGACTTGCAAAAGAATTTGACAGGTATTCCAGAGGGCGGCGGCTCTCAATATGCTGAGGTTGGTACAAATACTAACGACCCTCGCGTGGGTGCGGCTGTTGGCACATTAACGGGTTATAGCAATCAAATTAAAAGTTTTTTAGTTCCTCCGTCTTCGGGTTCTTGTCCTGCTGATTTTTCAGTTTCGGTGATGAATCATTCTATTGTTGTTCCACTCTCTAAAGCTTGTCCTTTATTTCAGTTTATGCGCTTTTTATTACATTTAATTGTCAACTTAGTTTGTCTTCGTATCTTGTACAGTTCATTTGTGAGGGTCTAAAAATGTTTAGATTGTTAGCTATATTTTTTGAACCATTATTTCGTTTGGTTGCTGGCGGTGCGGCTGTTTATGTTATTTACGACTTAATGTCCAATGTTATCATGCCGTTATTCAGTCAACTATCCACACAAGCTATAACAGACTCTACAAGTACGGGGTCTTGGGCTTCTCAACTGCCTGTCGTGGCTCAATTTTTTGATTTTTTTGAAGTGTCGCGCCATGTCTCCCTTATTG